AGCCATGAAAATAGCACTAGAGGCATTACTAAATCGTCGTGATATCCTTCATCAGCAGCAAAGCTATCACGCTTTTGAATGAATGTTGAGATTTCTGAGATTGTGTCTGCGTCATGAATTAGAAGTTTCTTTTCTTCAAGCATTGATTTAAAATTTGAACATCCAATGCGTTTTACTTTTTTATCTGTGATAACACCAAGTTGTGTTTTGCCGTTACCAAAGCCGCCGTTAACGACTTGTCCTTGAGTTGTTCTGGAAACTGATATGATGTTTTCGTATTCGTATTCACTATAAAGAATTTCTGCGACTTGTTCTGATGTATTAATTTCAATTAGAACGTATGCTTCATTGTATTCTTTTCCAACTTTGTTTATGACTGACGGATATAGTAGTGGACTAATCTCATTGTTTCTATACTTACCAACCATCACATAAGGCATTTTTGTAATGTCTAGAATAACGAATGCTGAGTAGTCTGCACCAACACCTTTTGCTGTATCTGCGACAATAACATAAGCATGATCTTTTTCTACTTTTTCGTATATATCTAAACCATCCTTTGAATGAATGATTTGATTAGCTGACATTTGACCAATTGTTCCAGAAGATATTAGCGTCATGCTTGAACCCAAGAAGTTACATAGAACCTCTTGATTGAATTTAATTTCGCCTAATAGTTTTCTTTGTGTCTCTGCCCATATATCATCTCGACCAGGAATCTCCCAATACGGAATGAATAGACTCACAAATCCGTTTCTATTATTTTCAGCATCATTCCAGAATTTCCAGAAATGATTGTAGCCTAGAGGAGTAGATGACAATAGAATCTTTGTAGTTTCACCAGCAGAAATTGTAGGATAGACTGAAGTGAAAAATTGTTCTGCAATGTTATTTGGTATGATTGCTGCTTCATCAACATATAACATGTTTACGGATTTACCACGAATACCTGATGCACTTGTTGCTGCAGTAAATACGATTGATCCGTTCTCTAATGCAATGTCGCCTTTGTTCCAAGTAGTCACGCCCTGCTGCAACCATTTAGGAAGATTTTCATACATGATTTGATAACGATATAAAACCTCTCTTGCTGCACTTGCTTTGTTTGCAAGAATCGCTACAGTCTTGCTTGATTGAAACAATGTATACCAAAGAATGTATGCAGCAGATGTTGTTGTCTTACCTTGCTGACGTCCTTCCATGAGAATGACTTTTCTATTCTCATGAATAATCTTTACTTTTTTCTTTTGACAATCGTATAGTTTGAAGGATTGAAGACCATGATCAAGTGTGACAATTTTACAATACTTTTCTATAAAATAGATAGGATCACTCACACATTTTAAATATTCTTCAACTTCTCCTCTACTAAAATTGATCTTTACATTAGATGCTTTTAGTAAAGAATTCCCCAAATATGACTTTGGTGTTTCATTCATTTTTAGAATTAATAAGTTTTTGCAATTCTGCAGTGCTACCAACAAATAGAGAATTGTTTGTTACATTCTGTGGTTGTTGCTGTTGCACATCTTTGCCTTTAGCTTCTCTTACTTTCTTGCTTAATTCAATCAAATCTTTGTTTGTGTCAGAAAGAGTTTTAATCAATTGACCGATGACTTCATATGCTCTTGGAGACTCACCTTCTTTAGCAAGAAAGATAATATTATCCATTGCCACTTTGCCATTCTCAATTAGACCACGAAGATTATCTCTTGCGTACTCATAATCAGAATCTACTGTTTGATGATCTTCATTTCTTGAAGGAATTACATCAATGATTGCATCTTGTGCAACTGCTGTTGATGGAATTTCAAAAATGCTATTCAATTTTTCATCTATAGTTTTTTTCATATACCAGTAGTAGTTTCAGTAATAGTAAAAGATTCATCTCCACTAAATGTTTGAGTGGTTACAATTGCATTTTCAATCAAAAATCCAGTATTAACTTCAGCATTAGCAATGTATTTGAATTTGTTGAGTGGTCCGAATAGATAACCCTTGACTGTGAAATTTAAATCCCATGTTTGAATTCTACGAGATTCGAAATCACCTTCATAAGAGTCTTCTGAATTAACGCTTGTCAATTCAATTGGAACGTCCATTGTTATACCAAGTTCTGGAAGAACTTTCATTGTAACAGTAAAATCTGGTGTAAAGAATGGAATGATTTGTTCTACGATTTGATGACCATCTTCGGTATTCTTTACGAAAATGTTTAGCGTAAAATCCATATCATAAGGAACTGGAGTGTATGTATAATCAAAGTCAGTACCGCCAGTATTGATACCTTTTACAATTCTATGTGCGCTATTTAATTTTCTTTGTCCAGCATAAGATAAATTTGTGAATTCAAATCCAAGTCTTGGAATTGTGATTGAAATTTCTCTATTCAAAGTTGGATCAGTTAAAACTCTTGTGATAAACTTTTGTTTTGGACCATACTCAATTGGAACATTGATACTTTGTATTCTTGCTCCATTAGCATCATCTCGTTCAACTTGAATTTCATTGAATAGATTACCGAACATTAAAATGTATCGTCTTAATGTGCCGTGATAAAAATCGTGTCCGAACATCATGATTAGAAAGTCCTTGAATCTGCGAAAGTGTTTTTCTCTGAGAAATCTAATATATCATCTGTAATGATTTTCTGTCCAATGAATACGTTATCTGCAGAAACTTCAGAAGCAAGAACAATATTAGATTCATCAATAACATAATCTCCGTCTTCTAACAATAGCAATGTATCATCTTCAAGTAGAGATTTTTCTATGTTTGTTGTAGATAGACTATACTGATCTTCAATTGCATCAATTGCAGGAACATCAGTATCGATTCTTTCACTAGAGTATTCATATCTATCACATCTCATTTCAAATGTGTAAAGATCGCCTAATTGAAAGAAGTTTTCAATGTTTTCTGTGAACTTGATTTCGTACATGTATCCAAGCATTGGAATCCAAATCAAATCACCTTCTCGAGGTCTTAGAATTCCAGAGTAATCGTAGCCTTGCTCTGCAAGAAAATAACTACCATCTTCTAAGAGAACATTGTATCCGTATTCATTCATCATTAAAGGCTTCAACGATTCAATGAATCTTTTTTGTGCAACTACAAAAGTGATTGACTCATCGATTTGCAGTCCAAACTTAGAAATGAAATCTTCTTGTCCCATGAAGCCATCATAGCTTTTGATGAACATTTCCATTTCAAGTGCATCATCATAAATGACTGCACCATCTTCATTGTAAAGTTTATCTAAATTTACATGTGTTCTTGGCATGTAATATGCATCGACACCATAAATCTTTATTGACTCTACAACTAATGATCTAATTAGTGACTGCTCCGATTTAATCGGAGAGTATTGATTAAAGAATCTATTGCGAGCCATTATCCAACCATGTCTGAAACTGGTAGCGAGTAAGAAGACAACATTTCTGTTTCTAATTGATTTAATTCGTCTAGTGCTTCATCCCAAATCTTTTGTCCATTGAATGTAATCCCACCAGGCATTGAAATACCTTCGAACTTTTTAAGGTTCTCACCCCATTGCTTTTTGATTTGAGCTGTGCAATATCGCTGAAGCCAGCGATCATTATACATGTCTGTATATGTGTCTGGATCAATTCTCTTATAGCCTTCAATGATAATGTATTCGCCAGCCGTGACTTTAGTATCCCAAGACATATCAATATAAAGTTTATTAATATGACGATTGAATCTTAGAGACTGTTTACCAACGAATAGTTCTTCAGCAAGTGCAACGTTTTGAAACGCCATGTAGTAAGGCGCAAACGGACCTGTGTTGAATGAATACAAATCATTCAAAGAGATTTGATATCTTAGATTGAAAAGATTGTTTGTAGAATAACTATCGCCAACGTCAAGTATGCTTGTAATTCCAATGATTTCATCTGGAATTTGAATATACTTGTTTACTTTGTCATCGTCAGTGACTTGATGCGCTAGATAGATTTTCTCTGTTGCATCGTAATGATAATCATAATAATATGAAAATGCAATTTCAATACAATCTTCTATTTGCTCATCTGCGACGTTAATTTCTAATAGAGGTGCGCCCAATCGTCTAAGACAGAATTGCTTTAATTCTTCCCTTGATGCTGGTTTGCTGGTACTCATTTCTTCCCCTTATAAATTTCATGTTCTATTTATAAAATTCGGAGACTATGAATGCTACGCTATCTTTCCAAACGAGATTACCAAAACAAGCAATGTTCCATTTAGTTTCTCCATGTTCTTCTGTACGCTCGGTGAAAGTTTCTCCACCAAGAATACGAACGTCAGATGCTAAATGTTCGACACCATTTTCAAACACTCTCCATACTAAATTTGATCCGTTATTTTTTGTGTTAAATCTGATATGATATTTGTTCACGCAATTCCCAATTCTTTTCGAATCTTAGTTGCTGAGATTGAATGGATTGACTCATCAAATGTTTCTTGTTCAATTTTATATCCAACGTCGCGTCCATATGTGATATTCACAATGTTTGGAACGACTTGAATTTCATATTGACCTTGAAAGATTGGATCTAAGTCACGCTTGATGAAATTCTTTACTTGTTCAATTGCAAATGGATTGCTTCCTTGCCAGCCTTGACAATCGCGAATTTGAATTACGACTTGACCAGTCTTTGCAATCGCACGTTCGAACAATGCTCTGTGACCAGCATGCCAAGGTTGCCATCTTCCAAGCATTTGAACTGTTTCTTTTTGCCAATCGAATGTTGGTCTACGTTTCTTTTCTAGAATGTGAGATCCAACAAACTCTACCCACTTGTCAGCATTCTTTTCATTGATACGAAAATCATAAACTTCTGGGTGAATGAATGCTTTGTTTGTGTCTTCGTAGCGACCAGAATCAATCGTGTCAATCCAGATTGTCCAGTCTGCTTTAAAGTTATT